CAACTGGAGATAGAACTCTGTGAGCACCTTGGTCTGACACTTGAAGAATATAATATTAAAAAATATGAAAGTTGGGCAGAGGCATTTAAGGTTCGTGAATTGGATCACGGACATGAAGCTGCCATAGGACGTGGTATGATCACTGATTTCCCTGAGTGGACATCACCATTCTGGAACATGGCACGTAACGATGACGGTACCAGTAAGAAGATCGATGTGATCTTAAATGGTATGGAAACTATTGGTTCTGCTGAACGTAGTACTGATAAAGCACAGATGAGAGAAACATTCCACACTATCTCTGATGGTGGGTATGCAGCACTACTCTATAGAAAATTTGGTGAGGAGAGAGTCGAGAACGAACTTGATGAGTTCTTGAAGTTTGATTTCTTCCCCAGATCTGGAGGAGGCATCGGAGTTACTCGTCTAATATCAGCCCTTGAATAGGGCTTCAATGTAAGGTGACGAAACTGGTAAACGTGGCAGGCTGTTTCCCTGCTGTTCTGCTTGCGGGACTTGGTGGTTCGACTCCACCCCTTACAGTTAAAATAGTATATAGCTTGACAAACCCCTTCAGGGTGTGCTATAAATAGTATATCGGGTTCGCTACTCGATACGGGAGTGACTGAATAAGCTTGCTGGCATAAGGCTAGTTAAGGTGATGAGACACAGGTGGTGCTGCTTCCCCCAAGGAAGAATCGACATACCAGTCGGGTCTCATACAGGAAGGTAAAAATCTACTAATGTAGCAATGCCCCTTCCTTATTGGTATACATTAATCCAATCTCCCACCCAATACCACAATACTTAAATACGGAGAATACGTATGTCATTTGCTTCTTTAAAGAAGTCCTCTTTCCAGGACTTGCTCTCTAAGGCTGAAAACCTTAACAAATCAGAAACCAAGAGTGGTCCTGATGAGCGTCTATGGAAACCAGAGGTAGACAAAGCAGGTAATGGTTACGCAGTAATCAGATTTTTACCAGCACCCGATGGAGAAGACCTTCCATGGGCACAAGTTTGGACACATGCCTTCCAAGGACCAGGTGGATGGTACATTGAGAACAGTCTAACGACTTTAGGCAAAAAGGATCCTGTTTCTGACTTGAACAGGGAACTCTGGAATTCTGGTGGTGAAGGTTCTGCTGAAAGGAACCAAGCACGTAACCAGAAGCGTAAGTTGAACTATTACAGCAACATCTACGTTGTTAAGGATAGTGCAAACCCTGAGAATGAGGGTAAAGTCTTCCTATACCGTTATGGTAAGAAGATCTTTGATAAGGTGATGGAATCAATGCAACCTGCATTTGAGGATGAGACACCAGTAAATCCTTTCGATCTATGGAAGGGTGCTGACTTCAAACTCAAGATACAGAAAGTTGCTGGTTTCTGGAACTATGACAAGTCTGAATTTGATGAATCATCTACTTTAGGTGGGTTCACAGATAAAGAGTTGGAATCAGTTTGGAAGCAAGAGCATAGTCTCGCTGCTTACACTGCTGAAGACCAGTTCAAATCTTATGATGAACTTCGTGAGCGTCTTGAAAGAACACTCAAAGGTGGTTATAACAAACCAACAGATGAGTCCTTTGATGATGAAAACGCAGGATCTTCTGCACCCGCTGCTGTTGCAGCAAAGCCTGACTTTGGATCTCCAAAGACTGATGCAAAGGGTGAGGATGATACATTGTCCTACTTCGCGAAACTTGCTAACGAAAGTTAATGAAAGTAGTGATTGTTGGTGGCGGCTCCGCAGGATGGATGACCGCCACTACTTTTTTGCAATGTCTTCCTGATTATGAGGTTACTCTCATAGAATCTCCAGATATTCCTATGACTGGAGTAGGAGAGAGTACATTAGCACAGATACAAGACTGGGTAGATATAGTAGGAATAAGAGAAGATGAGAAAGAATTTCTAATAGAGACCGATGGTACTATCAAACATAGTATTCGGTTTACCAATTTTCTGGAAAAAAATTCTGGGAGTTTTCATTACCCCTTTGGAAAAAATCCACTGCTACCTGAAGTGTGGTGGTCACATCAACTGAAGTATGGTGATAAAAGTCCCAATGATTACGCAAAAGATATAAATCACATCGCTCTGGTTTCAGAGAGAGGTAAAATAGATCCAAATACTGCTTTAACACCAGATGGTGATTATGCATACCATTTCGATGCTGTAAAGTTTGGTCAATATTTAAAGAAGAAATACTGTCAGAAAGCAGAGTATATAACTGCCAACGTGGTTAATTTCGTCACTACAGACGAGAGGACATTCCATAGTCTTGTATTAGACGATGGTTCGGAGGTAGAAGGAGATCTCTTTATAGACTGTACTGGATTCAGAAGCTTGCTGCTTGGTGAGTTTTGTGGTGAACCCTTCGTCCCATTTGATCACTTACTACCAAATGATCGTGCATGGGCTACTCATGTACCATATACAGACAAAGAGAAGCAACTTAATGCATATACTCACTGTACTGCCATTGATAATGGATGGGTCTGGGATATTCCTCTATGGAGTGGAGTTGGAACAGGATATGTGTATTCTTCAAAGTATACCAGTGATGATGATGCAAAGCAAGAGCTAGTTGAGCATTTGAGTGACAAGTATGATACTAATGAGTGTACTTTCAAGAAGATTCATATGCGTGTCGGTAGGCACGAAAATACTTGGGTAGGTAATGTCGTTGCTATTGGATTATCTGCTGGATTTGTTGAACCATTAGAATCTAATGGTCTTATGATGGTACATGAGAACCTTATAGATCTAGTTAAGACACTGAGACGTGGAAAACCATCTCAGATAATGAAGCAATACTATAATTCAGATATTCGTCGTCAGTTTGATCAGACAGCAGATTTTGTAGCAATACACTATGCCTTTACACAAAGAGAAGACACCCCATATTGGCAGGATGTCTTCAACAAGGAATATAATTTAGAGGAATCTCTATTGAATAACGGTACGTATCTTAATGGATTATTTGCTTACGGTAGAGAGATCTACGGTGACTGTAATTTTAGAAATCTTGTAGCAGGACTACACTATGTTGCATCAGGTATGAACATATGTCCTCTTAATAGACCTAGACATACTACTGTGAATATGTTAAACATCAATAAACAATGGGAGGAGGCAGTTGAGAAACTACCTACTGCATTTAAGACATGTCAAGATCTGAGGCATCAAATCCCAAGCTGAGATTACTACCTCTTGAAAGTCTAGATTCATAAGCAGCTACAAAATCTTCTATAACAGAAGGTCTAATTACTTGTATTGATTCTTTCGCTGAGTTTAGTTTCTCTTCGTATTGATAGTAGGTCACGGATGCTACTGGGTTAGCAGTAACAGTAACACTTCCATTCCAGTATGAAACTTGGAAGTTGGATGGTACTATTTTACCTGCTGGTACAATTATTTTTGTATCAAATTTAACTTCAACTGTTTCATAGTGCTTGTGATCTTCAGGGTTAGGATACTTGTCAGTTACATACTCTTGCAACTGTTTCACTGACCTTGGCCATTGTTCGTAAATATTTACTATATCATTAATGACTAAGAGAGTCCAGTTATAGAATGGGTTTTTATATAGATCAAGTGCAATATCTTCTGGTCGTTCACCGTTTTTAATAAGGTATTCATTAAACCATGTGATTGAATTCTTGTATTCAGAAAGAATATCTGCTCTACGCCATAGATTTTTCGCTGCTAGTATCTTAGGATCTAGTGCCGATTTTCCTATGTTATAGTATAGATCTGGTAAAGCTTGTAACATTAGAATCCAATAACAGGTGAGTTTTTAGTCAAAGAGGATCTGACAAATCCTTTATCCATTGCATTGTTCTTCCTAGTTCTAGCACCTTCAAAGTCAACTCTTGTAAGAGCAGTTGTCTCACTAAAGGTAAGACTTAATGTAATAACAGGGAAGTTACCATCAAATACAGTATTTAACTGACCTAATGGTGCAGTATTAACTGCCATTGATTGCAAAGCACAAAGTTTCGTCTTAGGCATCATAGGATGCTGGATTGGAGTATTGTTTGGTTTATGTGATCCATCTGCAGCTGCTGGAACGAACATTGGTTCTAAGACAAATACATCTGGGAAGGTTAATAGAACTGCAGAACCTCTTCCTGTCTTTGAATCTGGGTGAATACCACGTTTGAACCACTCAACTATAGTTGTTATATCAGCACCTTCTGTTGCATTTCTAGCAGCAAATTCAAATTCTAGTCTGAACTGTCTGAAGTCCATCTTCTTGAACATTTGAATGGCATTTTCATTTGGAGCAAGTCCAGCCATACCAGCAACTGCTTTCATATCAAGTTTATCGGTTACTCCACCAATACCACCACTAACTGCTCTCATTCCACCAGCAGCTTTCTTTGCATAACCAGATGCACCACCCATATTACCAGCCCTCTTATTCATTTCCTTCATGGTGCGCTCAAGTCCTGCACCTGCAAGACCACCAATAACATTTGCAGTCATAAATGAACCAGCACTTTCTGCTGCTAGTGCAAGCGTACCTAATCTAAAGGTGTTACCCCAGTCAGCACCATATGAGTAACTAAATTCGTTTGGTAATGCTATTTGTACACATGTTGATTGTAATCCTTTCTTCCTATTTTGTTTTATCGCATCTTTCTCTCTATAGAGTTGTGCCATGGTTGTTTTCTCACCACTAGGCAAAGTTATCTCCTTCTTATCATCCATGAAGTTTTGGCTATTCCACCTCGCCGCCTGTTCCTCTGTCATTTTAGAGGTATCTTTTGTATATTTCGCTTGTCCGTTACGCCCACCTAAGTATACACCTTTTCTGCTAATGGTATCTTGATTACGTAGCTGACCCCAATCAGAATCTCTTCCACCACCTGACTGGTAGAGGTGTTCTGCTACAAAACCTACGGTTTTAACCATACCCTTGGCAATTGCACTTCTTTGAAGAGCAGCTAGTGCACTGTTCTCATTAGCTGCAACTTTTGCTAACCCTTCCTGGTATGTGTACTTACTAATCTTAATGAATGAAGCATAAGGAATTTGATCCAGATTCCTAGGATAGGTCATCTGGTTAATGTTATTCCGAGCTTGAAGCTTTTCTTCTTGGAGAGCTTTTACTTTCGCTTCAGCTTTAGCAATTTTCTCAGCTGCTTTTCGCTCTTTTTGAATACGGTAGGTATTCTGCCTACGTCTGCTGGTTTCTGCTCCTGCCATAATTACTTATTTCTATGGAATTGTTCAACGGGCATTTGGCTCATTGTTGGTACATCTAATTCTTCAACTTCAAAGAAAATAGCATCTGCTCTTTTCGGGATATAGTAATGTAGAGTAGAAGTAGGAAATCTATTCTTATTTATCGCAGTTAATCGGGACTTTACGTTCATATAATGTACATTAGCCCCTAGTATATTGCCTTTTTTCATCTCTTGTACAAGAATGAAGGGGAATTGATCCCATTGTTTCATCCGATCTTTAAATTTGGGGTCATATTCAAAGTAGTACCACTTACCCACTTGAGGGGTATCTGTGGCTCCATCATATAATGAGTTTTGAATCTCCTCTCGGAGTTTAGTCTTGGTTATTTTTTGTCCTTTAAGTGACTTAATCAGCTTACTGAATTCTGAGTTCGACTTCGGTGATGATTTTGAACTTCCAAAGCCTGTCCCTGCAGTACTGCTCCGCTGCTTTCCACT